ATGATTTATATTGGGCTTCCCCAGTGGTCGCACCCGAAATGGGTGCGCCTTGGCATCACCAGCCTTGAAGAGTACGCCCGCCACTTTAACTGCGTGACGCGGTAAATTTAAAAATCGACAAATATCGTCCAGGAGCGCCATTATCAATGGCTGGAGATAGCATCCAACATGCGTTGTTTGCAATATTTGGCGAAATTCACTGATTTCCCATGCCCCACCCATGCCCCATCACTCGAATTTCCCAGGATCAGGATGCCATCCGCGCCATCTCCTGAGATGCCAAAATCTGCGAGCAGCTATCCAGCACGTTGTCAGGCGTATTCCTCGATTATAACGATCCCATTCTGACCATCTGCACCAGGATTCACAGGCCGTGAAGGGCCATTGGAACATCCAGATGCCCCGCCGCCATATCCACCGCCATTGTTCGCTGGATTATTTATGGCAGGAATTGAGCCCCCTACGCCAAGTTGGCTATTTGCCCCGCGCGAGGCGATTGCATATTCAGTTGAAATGGCTGATGCACATTCCGATCCCGGACCGCTTATCCCGACAATATTCCAGCCGGTAGGGCTGTTTGAGTTTGTGTTCGCGACTGGCTGAAATGGAGGATTAGCCGGCCCCGCAGGGAGGCCCGCTTTGCCTCCAGGAGCGGAAATCAGCGCTCCGACGGAACTTGTTCCCCCATCCTCCCCATAAATGGATGATGCAGTACCACCTTTGCCGCCCTGACCAATAGTAATCATTACTGAGGTTAACGCGGATACATCATACATCCCCTCTGCGTATGCGCCAGCACCGCCGCCATTGCTTATTGAAACTTGACCAGAACCGGTAGCCGGCGCAGCAGAGCTACCACCGCCGCCTCCCAAAATTCTAATCTTCCATTTTGTTACACCAGGAGTTTTTGTAAATGATCCGGAGCTCGTAACGACGCGCGGAAAGCCAATAAGGCGACCATTTATTGTGCCATCTGACGACCCGAGATTTAATAGCGCCTGTTTTACAGCTTCACTTCCTTCATCTGCAATTTCAGAAAAATTATTTGATACTTGCAGACAGGAAAGCAAAGACCCCGCAGTCATCATATTTGCCGCAATATCGTTTGTTGACCATACTCGCGGAGTGGTCCCCTCCTGACCACGAATTACCGTCATTACATCACCAGAAACAGACGTGACGTGCATGATTTCGGAAATTGTTTTCGTGGCTGCGTCGGTTATCGTTAACTTGAAATAACTCTGCCCAGATACTGGGGAAGGGAATAAAGCACCCGCCCCAGCACCTACGGTAATAACGGTAGCGGACGCGCTAATACCCGCGGCGAGAACACTCTTGGCGTTATTATTGGCTAATAGCTTTAGAGTCATATTAATACCGATTATTTGATGTTGATATTATATATTCATAGATATATTAAACAGCAATACCCTTGGTTAAAGCCCTTTGCCTCATAAATTGAGTTAAGGCCGCAAAGTTAGCATCAGATAGTGATTCACTAAAAATAGCAAGTTCGCATAACCTTACCTTCCCTGGAAATTGGCTGTTGTATGCAGAACCAATCCGCATCGGGCCGCCAATATCAACAGGGTTTAATTGAGGAGTGTTAGTACCAGACGTTCCTGCTGTAAGGTTATAAACATTTCTAACCCTGTTCGAGTTCTGACAACGACCGGCGACCAGATACCATTCATTTATGGGGCTGGCAACCGACGTTTCTGCAGCGGCTCCGGTTGACACTCCACTTACAAGCGTCGCATGGTTGAATCGCGTTATTACATTACCATCTGAAGGGTTTGAACCAACATCGAATGCAAGACTGGTGCCAATGCATAATCCAGTGGCGTCAGCCCTTGTAGATTGATAGTTCGATGCTATCGCGATCCCTTTTTCTTCCAGTGGCATTGCGGTAGCCATTACTGTCATATCAGAGCTGTTTATAATATCAGTCAGGAAATAAGCAGTTTGCGCACCCGTGAGATCAACGTAGTTATCTCCGTAGACAAGAGCTCCAACAGCGGAAAGTGCGGTTTTCCCTGCAATAAGATTTCTTATAGATGTCTTTGCATCGACGCCAAAAGAAAAGAATCCCTCCCATGCCGCATCAAATGGAACTTCTATTCTGCTTGCTGTTTTCCAGCCATTAGATGCCGGAGATTCAATTACTACGCCCATATTTATTCCTTACCTTAATAGGAGTCTTGCGGGATAAAGCCAGATGTTAAAACTAACCGGTCAAAAGTACACCAGTTTCCTGCCACACCCCCAGCAGTATCAAGAACAGCTCGAACTGTAATTGCTGTCGCTGTAGCTGGAATAGTTACAAGGGTTGTTTTCCAAACAAACCCACCGCGACCACCGGAAGAACTTCCATAAGTACGAGTATTTGATACTTCTGGTATTTGAACCCCCCCGCAGTTAGCTCTGGTAGATGATGTCGGGATATAAACACGACATGAAAGAGCTACTGTTTTCCCTCTCAGACGTTTAACAAGATCTGCCGATAGCGTTTGACTTGCATAAGTCTCAATCGTACCTGTCTGGGTAAGAAGCAAACCCCATGATCCACTCTCAAAATTAGTAGTGTCTTTTGAGGCTGTACAACCGGTTACTGACCAGTTGTCAGGGGGCTGGCTTGTATCAGTCCATGTAGAAAAATCGCCATTCTTTAGCAGGTTCCCAGAATTAACAAAACCCTGCAATTTAAAAGCGGGAGCTGCTGGCCACACGAATAGATCTTTTACTATTTCAAAAATCTGAGAATCTCCAACGGCATTAGGATGAATGTTATCCATATACCAGCCACTTGGCTTACCCGCATTCTGAAAAAGCTGAAAGGCATCAATAAGACTAAATCCGGCAGCTGTTGCCGCCTGCCTCGCTCCGTCACTTCTTGTTGTGCCATTTTCGCTATCGCGAAGTGGGTTCTGCGAAACGATCATCCCACCTGCAGCTGGATGCCATTCAAGCATTGCATACATTACAGCCAAATTCATTCCCATCTGAGTGGAAACAAGTGCGTTACTGTCAGTATTATGACCGTGATTCATTATTATCAGATCAGCCTGCCTTGGAACATATGCAGCCTGAAAATAATTACCCATAAGATATAATGGCTGAGTACCTGCAACAGCTGCATTATAAAAGTATAGAGTTTTACCAGATGTGCCAACCTGAATTTGAGTGGCAGAAGAATAGCCTGTTCCAGACCATGTATAATAATTAACAGTGTACGCTGGATAATTTGCTGCTAAAAAGTTTGCAAGCTTCCTGGTCCACTTATAAAACAAAACCCCAGTTGATGGGTCGGTATCGTGATCTATTCCAGTGGAGTCGCTATTAATGATAATGCAGACATCATCCTGAGCAGATCTTAGTTTTGAAAGAACATTATACGCAGATGTTTGAGGAGGAAGGTTTACGGTAACCTCTCCCGGATCAGTTCCTCCGCCACTTGAAGTTATGTTGGTAGAGTCAAATAAAACGTTACCATCAGAATCCACCACCAAAAAACCATCTGTGTTTTCATCAATCCGTAATGATATATCACCGCTTTTAATACTTCCATTTTTCAAAGAAACATTTTCTGTTTCAAAATAGCCGCTTACATCAATTTCAAACCTTACGTTATTGTCTTTATCAATAACAACCATGACATACTGGCTATCGTTTTTATGAATAATGTCATAAATATATTTTTTTGATACCGACTGTCTGCCGGTTGCAACCAATGAGCCAGATGAATTGATGTATTCATCGGCAAGCATTCCGTCATCTTCGTTATCTACCCAGCACTTTGCATTTTCTAAAATATTTCCTGCATTTGCATCGCTTTGCGCCGCCGAGAGACTTGGGTAGTATCGGATGGTCCCGGTTATAGCCGCGGTGCCTGGTTGTTTTGCCTGCAATACGGCCACGCCTGCTTTGTTTTGATACTGCCATGCAGCGGAAAGCGCATCTGGGCCCTGGGCTACCCAGAACGACTGGCCATCAGTAGTTGCTGCCAGCCCTGCAATAGTGCCATCAGGATCGCTGGCAGTCTTATAGAACGTGAACTTATTCTGTGCGTAGTCAGAAGCGTTATTTGCATACTCTTCAGCCTGTGCTGCTGATGCAGCTGCCTGCTGGGCATATTGAGAGATAATGTTCAGCGTATCTGCCGTCATCATGTTGGCAACCATATCATTGGCCAGCCATGCGCGCGCCAGTGTTCCTTCCTGCGCACGTTCAATCGTGAAGATGTCCCCAGCCTTGGCAGTCACGTTCACGATCTCCACCTGGGAGCCGGTGGCGGCATCGGTGAGCGTGAGTTTAAAGTAGCTCTCGCCTGCCACAGCATCAGGGAACTCGGCACCAGTTCCAGCGCTAACGATCAGCGACGTGTCGGTTGCGCTGATAGCAGAAGCCAGCGTGCTTTCTGCGTTGTTTGTAGCCAAAAGGGTTAGTGCCATGTCTCCTCCGGATTTAGGCATAAAAAAACCCGCCGAAGCGGGTTTGATGTTATCAATGTGTTGTTTATGAAATCCCACTGGCGTGGGCTTTGAGTTAATTATCTACAGAAACAGAGACATTTCCGCCGTTATTTTTAATTTCATATTTGTAGCTAAATTTATTACATGCGAGCGTAAAGCCATTCGATGAAACCATGGGTATGAAAGAGCTAACAGAGTCACATTTGTAAGAGCTTTGTCTGACAAACCCAACAAGTGTATCTATAAATTCGAATGCCTCTGGAGAGTCTTTGTATAATATTGCGTTATGTTCAACTGGCGCGGCTCTATCTTTTGAGTCGTATAAACTATAATCTTTAGCTTCTTTTTTGTTTTTAGCTCCGTTGCTTATGGAAGGCTTCTGCGTTACTGACTCGTCATATTTTTTCTGAATATTATTCAAAACTTCATCGCTTGCATTTGTTTTTATAACAGAATCATACGCAACAAATACAGTATCATACCAATCATTAATGCATTTGTAGTCAGTGCACAAATCCCTTGAGTCCCATAAATCTTTTGTCAGCCTATCGAACCCATTCTTATTATGTGCAACTTTCTTTGCTAGGTTATAGACCTTAGCTAGAACCTCATCATCTTCTGATAATTTCTTGTCAGAACAAATTGTTTTTTCGGCAAAATTTTTTGATTTATTACAATCAAAAGAAGCTGCAAAAGAACTTCCTGTGCACAACGAAACTGATAAAAAAACAAGCATAATTGAAGTTTTCATTTTAATCATTACCATGCTGTGGTGGATGAGGTAAATACTACACCACAGGAATTGTGCTTCAATCAATAATTTCCACCGAAATGGACTGATAGAACGGCATGTGCAGCAGGCCACTATCCATGGCCTGCTTGAAGAGAATGGCGAACTCGAAATCCTCGGTGATCACAAAGGCCGTGTCCTTCTGGTTGTACTTCCTGGAGTTATAGGCCGATGCGTTGTAGATAGCGCTCCGCGTGAACCTGCGGCGCCCCTTATAGATGGAAATCACGATACCGCCATCCACAAACTGGATCGAGATACTCCACCGCTGGTCATTGAGGATATCGGTGCCATTCACTCCCAACAGGAACCGCAGAATACGCCGCTTTATCCATGGGATAGAGAAATAGAAGCCATCACCTTTGTAAAAATTCCAGGTCATGATCCGCTTAAAAAGGTCATCAGAGACAACAACCTGGTTCGACTGGTCAATCACCCGGTACTCATTGAATGCCAGCTGGTTAAATTCGAAGGTGTTATATGGGCCTATCTCATGCTGATCGCTGCTGGAAATCACCGGCGGCAACACGCCATAAATGCCATGGGCAATCCACCGGAGCTGGTCACCGGTATTGTAGTCACCGATGAAAATCGGCAGGTTGGCATTAACCATCCAGTCATAAATGCCCTGCGCCATCGAGTTATACGCAGTAAAAAACGCCCGCAGATTGTCATCGTCGTTGTATTGCGTATACATATACGACCGGATGATATCGTCCAGCATGCTACGCCCCTGTTACGATCACGCCATCCGACGCGATATAAAAATAACTGAACTTATCTCCGCTGATGATATTCGTCCCGGCATCCGGTGGCGTTATCACGCCATTGACGGTGACCACGACGTTTAGAGTGCTGATCAGCCCCATGTCGATTGTCGAGTTAATCGCCTGCAAGAATGCGTCTTTCAGGTTGTTAACGTTCAGCGGTTTCCCGGCGAATATGCCGTTCACATACTGAATCGTAGGAGCCGAGACCAGAGAGGCGATCGTCGCATCAGTCAGGTAGTTAACACTTTCGGTCCCCCACTGATACGTCACTGTGACCCGCTGCAGCAATGGTGTCACGAACGGGATCACGTAGTTATCAGGCCAGTCATTCACCGTCACGGTATTGTTTCTGACGTTCGGTGTCACCTCGCCGCCGCCTCCCCATGTCCCGGATGAAGTGGTATCAATCCCGATGGAAAAAGTGTGAGGAGACAGCACCGTCACGGTCAGAGGAACGTCATTAATTCCCGTCATCCCGGTAACGCCAGTGATCCGGATAACCTGGCCATCAGTGTAACCATGAGTCAGGTCCGTGCTGACGACGCCAGGATTTGCATTCGTGATCCCCGTAACGTTCAGTGAACACCCTTTCAGCCGGCTGATATCCCCCGCAGACTTATAGAGCGCGCCAGCAATATCGTAAATATCACCGCCGGCACACATGACTATCCACTTATCCCCGTCCTGAATGACAGAAACCAGGCGCGCCTGCACGTTATCAAGGCTGGTGAGATGTTGCCGGATAAATCCAGGATATCCCTGAACTGTGGCCATCTGAGCCTGCCATACTCGATCACGAAACTGATAATTCGTTTCCGGGTCAGCACCAGGAGTGCCGGCGATCGGGTTGGTGCAGGTAATGGTGACGTCAGAAGGAAGACTGGTGATTATCTGGTTGACCGTATTTGCCGGTACTGCCCAAGTACCGGTCTCCGTTCCTTCGCATGACACACTGGCAGACACACCGGACGAGGAGATTATCGTCGCATCACTAACGGAATACGTATGTGTGCCATCAGAAACAATAAACCCTTGTGGGATGACAAACCCAGCCGGGCCGGAAAACTGAATCGGTACCGTGGTAGTGCCAGCAGTTTTCTGGCCCGGGATACCTGCCTGCTGTGCGAGAAGCTCCAGCATGGCGAGGTTAGCCTTTAGCGGCCCCACTGAGTTAATCAGGTCAACCCTTGCCTGATCACAAACGATGAGCGCGCCAACATCGGTACTGGCCACGTCTTCAATCAGAGAGCCAGGCAAATCAGTTGTGAGCCCCGGAGATAGCGCAATGGCCTGGGAAACGAGCTGTGCTCGTAGTTCTTCCGCCGTCAGAGGAACCGGGCCCGCTGACGTATAGCTGACTGGTAAATCGCTCATACGGCCACCTGTGTAATTATTTTTGAACCTGCGTTTGTGATTGCCGAGATGTTATAAACAGGCGGGTCGTCGCTGATCAGTGCAATCTGCAGCGAGGAAAAATACTGGCTGAACTGTTTTTGAATACGGTTTACGTAATACGTCGGCAGGATTTGCTGGATCACCGACCCGGCGGCCGGTATTCCGTTGTTCGCATAAAAGGGTGACTCCTGCGGTGCCAGTTTCAGATTCTGGATCAGGGTGGTCAAATACACCGAGTCATTAAACCCATTTTCGTCGGTTTCCACCAGGACCCACTTCCCCTCAGAGTTTCGGCCATAGGTTCTCACTCGGTGATACTCCCGTTAAACGTTGAAGTCGGCCCCCCGGTATCATTTCCATCGTTGCCGTTTGAATGCTCATGGCTGTTAAGCCAGGCCAGAAGCGACTGCCACCCGGCGTGCATGATTGCCGGGCTGGTGCTGGCCACTGAATCCTGCAGGTGACCTGCATCTCCTGAAAGGCTCCATTTGCTACCTGTCAGTGAAAAAACTGTCCCGCCAACGGTGACGGTGAAGCTGTCAGGTGTGGAAATAGCAATACTGTCAGGCTTCAGGAGAAAAGTAGTATTGCTGCCGCTGTCGCGCAGCGTTACACCCTCCGGCCCGTATACCGTCACCACCTGTCCATCGACATCCTGCCACTCGGTATTGCTGATCGGCAGATAAACCAGTGCGCTGAGATTCGTCGGCTGAGTCAGATCGGCAACGCCGCCACCCAGGCCGCTCATTCCGCCGATATAGGTATCAGCAGGGATCACAATCCCCCGATCTCCTGGCTGCATTGGATAGCGCACGTACTCTGGACCAAAAAGAGGAATGGTTACCTGTGGCAAGGTGAATGGGATATTAGTTAGGCTGAACGAGACAGTGATCATTTTCCCTGACTGCCTGACGACAGTTGCAGGCAATATCTTTCCGACCAGCTCCATCGCTTCGGCAATTTTTACCTCAGCGAAATTGTTCATGCTCTTGGCGAAGTTAAGCCGCTGACTAATAGTCACGATCAGGCCTCCTGCGTCACGTACGCCTCATAGATGGTTACCCAGCTTGCAGCGTCTGGCTGCCTGCTGTTTCCTACACATCTGCAGGTCTGCACAGCGAACACCCCGGAAAAGGCGCTTTTACTGCGATACTGAGAATATGATGAGGCCTGCGTTACCGCCATTGCGCCGGCAGGCATCCTCACGTAGTCACCTACCTGAATATCCGCCCTCATTACGCAGGTGATCATCACCCGGTTGTATTCAATCCATACCGGCTGCCCGACGAGATCGGTAAATTCAAGCTGAATGGGGGTTTTCTTTTTCTCAGTCGCTGCGCTGTCCCATACTCTGATCTCTTTTCCCGGGAACATGGCCATTTCCACGCCGAGATAGTTTTCATCCCGGATAATGCTACGGCTCAGGTTTTTCAGGTTCGACGCAAGTTGCTGCATGGTCGAGCAGTAAATCGGGGAATCGTAGTTCAGAACCAGCAAATCGCTGATGTTGATATTTATTTTGTATTCCGGGAAAGCGCGTTGAAGCGCAAAAAATAGTGCTACAGACAGTTTTTGTCCCTTGCTCCACGGCATTGTAATGTTCGCCGGCTTATCCACTGAGCCAGCCCCAGCCGTAATAATCATGTCCAGAGACAGATCGATTCCTTGCCAATTACCGAATGGCTGCTGAATGATACCTTCAAGAATCATTCCGCTCTGGGAGGATTTGGCCAGTGGCAAACCTTTCGACATACCGACAAATCCCTTAATGGTCATGCCGAACATGTTTTGCTCTGCCTGCTGCATTTCTTTAATGCTGACGCCAAACACCCTGACGAGGCTTGACCCTACCGGAGTGGACATTCCATATCGCTGAATGTCGAACTCCACCATCAGGCAGCCAGGATTATAATTTCCATAGGCATCAAGGCTTTTGTACTGGCGGTATAACTTCCCTTTCTGGTCAAAAATCTGGAAATCGTAATACCTCATCAGCTGGTCACCTCAATTACGCCGTTTTGCTCCCGCCAGATCATGGTTGTTCCGGAGAAAACGCCAGCTATCAGATTTATGCCTGTTCCATTGGTAGAGCCCACCGCGGGGGTGTTAAGCATGGTATTGCCGGAATTGTCGGTGATCAGGATGTACCAGCGTTGTGCAGCGATATTCCACTTCACCTGGCAGTTATAAACCGTTCCATCCAGTGTCGGAGTAAAAGCTACGCTCTCTCTTTCATTGCCGGTAAACGTGTAGGTATCCGTCGTCATAGGCCAAACTCCCCGCTAAGCTTACCGATGAGGCCTACTATGTCATTCGCGGCTCCTGACACGGTGCCGCCGAGAGAGGTATTCCCGAGGGCCGCGACAGTGTTTGTCCATGACGCATCCGTTTGCCGGGTTCCTCCATCGATTTTGCTCAGGAAACTGTTAACCGCCTGCTCGGCCCCTGTTTCAGATACCAGCGGCTGCTCAAAATCCCATAACCAGGATCGCTGAGGTACAGCCTCATTAAAACTGGTCATGTCCTTAACCGTACGCAATATACAGCCGCTATAAAACAGCGCTGGCGTAGCGACGATATAGGTTCCGCCAAGGTTTGCATGCGCCTGCAGAACAGCTTGCAGCGCACTGAGAGTGACGAATTTCGTCATCGCTCCAGTATTTTCATTCACCGGAGCATCCATCATCAACGCAATGCGCAAAGGCTGAGCAAGTAGCGCGTTAGCGGCAACGGTCTGGTTAGCAAACGGGTATTTGGCAATGTCGTAATCGACCATCGTTCCACCCTGAACCGGCTTCCAGTGGCAAAAATATTTATCGAGGTCAGTAAGGTTGAATGCGCCGCCCAAAAGCCCTGTGACAAAGCTCGCGCTCTGCGTCAAAGCTACAATGGGCAGCATTCCGCCGGGGATGCTCTGCGCAATCCCGTTGCACAGAATCACCGGCGAGACTTCAAAACCCAGCTTATAAAGTTCGCGAGTGAATCCCATATCTATCGCACTCCGCTAAGAAGGGCGCCGGAGACAATGGCGTTCCCACCCGTATTGTTGTAAACGACTATTTCCCGACTACCATTGCCATTTTTATCGACGATCTGCTGCAGAAGCTGGTTAGTTTTCGAGGTATTTTTGGCAATCTCTGAACTATTGCCGCCAGTAGCGTCATTGTTCTTCGGCGCTCCATACATCGCAGCATACTTTTCCCTGATCCTGCCTGGATAAGCCATGTTTTCTGCACTTCCGCGGCGGACTCCACCATTGTAATAACGCAATGCTTCGTCAAAATCGCCGCCAGCATTACGACTTGCCCAGTCGAGACCATCTTTAAATACTCTCGCGCCGGCCATGATGTTGTCCCGCGGGTCAAATGGATTTTCTCCCGGCTGGAAGTTGCCAGGCATCACCTGCATTAACCCTTTAGCGCCTGCTTTGCTGACAGCATTCTGATCCCAAGAAGATTCCCCCGCGGCGATGGCTTTCAGCCAGCGCGGGTCGACGTTATATTTCTTGGCTGCATCCAGAAAATACTGGTCGTACTCGGCAGGTGCCGTACCAGTCAAACTGTACAGATGGCGCGCCAGCCATTTTGACGCTGCTGGCGTGTTCGGATCGCTGATACCGCCTTTCACGAAGTGATTACCACCGGCATCGGTCTGAACGTCATTATTCAGGAATGAGGACCCGGACTTGATATCGTCCATCGCCGACGATCCGCCATCTAGCCAGCCGAGCACTTTCATGATGACGCGCCCAAGCCGCTCAACGCCCGACATAAACGACTCAACGTCGCTTTTGAACGTCGGCGAAGCCAGGTAGTTACCGAATCGCTCAATGCCACCGGCCAGCGCGTCAATCCACTTGCCGAGTTCGGGGGATTTCAGGACTGTATCGATCGCGCCTGCCAGCGCATCAGACAGTTTGCTCAGCTGCGGCGTGAGCGGGCCCAGGCCGCGCACAAACGTGTTCCTGATGCTCTGGCTGCTGTAGTCGAGCTGAACGTTAAAATCCTGCCACTGGCGCGCCTGCTGGTCGGTAATTTGCAACATACGCGCATCCTGCTGCGCGCGCTTCTCCATGGCGGTGATCTCCTCATCGCTCATGTTTTTGAAGCGGTTCAGGTCGTCCAGCGTAAAGAAGTTTGTCAGGCCGTGCGCCTGTGCGCCCTGTAGCGTGCTGCCGTTCTGCACGAAGATATCGCGCGCATTACGGATCATCTGCGGGAGCAGTTTTGCCGGATCCTGGTCGGGATTGTTAATGCCCATCGCCTGAAACGTCCAGCGCTTCGACAGGTCCATTTGCGAATCGCGGATCGCGCCCAGCGTCCCTGCCGGATTACCGAGTGCTTTCTGATAGTTTATGGCGGTGGAATCAAGTGCGCCGATACTCGTCCCGAGCCCGAGAGAAGTAAACCGCTGGGCGCCGGTGGTGGCAGCCAGGCGGTTGATGCCAAACAGGCCGCCAACGCCAAGGACGCCGGTAAATATCCCGACAATGCCACCCCATGACAGAAGGCTGGCCGTCGCTTCCTTGATATGCCCTGCCAGCGATTTAGCGTCTTTCGTCGCATCGCTGAGGAAGCCCTTCGCAGATCTGGTGCTTTTGTTGAATTCGTCCTGCTTTTTCTTCGAGTCTTCCAGGTTGGTGTTGAGCCGATCGATACCGCTGTTGATGGTCAGAATGGCCTCGGCCACGGCATTAAACTCCGCGCCTAACTCCTTCGCCTCACCTTTGGCCTTTTCGGTCTGCTTGCTGCTTTCGCCAATACCAACGGCAGCTACCCGCCAGGCTTCCGGTAAATCATCCAGCGCGCTCTGGTACTCGCGAAACATTTCCATAAACGCGACAAACTTGTCGTCATTTACGTCAATGTCGACGATCGACTTAGCTACCATTGAAGAAACCTCTTTCTTTGAGCGCGGCGAGGAGGTAGCGCTGCCGGTACTGCGCCGGGCTGGCATACTCCTCGCCGGTGATCTCCCTTATCACCTGCCAGAATCCCTCATTAGACGCCCAGTCTAAGAGGGTATAAATGACGTTTCCGGCGGGGCATTCTGGGTCTGGGTATCGGTATCCGGCTTCGACGTCTGCAACGAATCGCGGAACGCCGTAACGCTCGATGAGGTTAATTGCCCATCGTACATTTTGATCACCGTTCCCACGGTCGGCGCGATCAGGTTTGCCTTCTGAATAGCAGAGGAAACCATAAAAAAAACCACTTCGCCTTCGACCTCGCGATACTCATCAGGGTCGATAATCCCCTGATTGAATGCCACCTCAAGGGGCGTGGTTTTCCACTGTCCGCCGACGTTATGGATAACGACCGTCAGTCGCTGAATTTCATCAACGATGTTCGGGCCTGTCCGACCGTTATCTATTTCCGCTTTCAGGCTCTGCCTCAGCATCATCGCGGCGATTCTGGCGGCGCCAAGACCGCCAACCTGCGAGATGAATCTGGTGAAGAGGTTTCCCAGCAGGACGCAATGCTCTTCTACTACCTCATAGGGAAACGGCGTCACATGTAGGTAGACGATAGAGCCGTCTTCGCGGGTAATGTTGGTGACCAAATTCAATTTCTTGTCGATTTTCATGCATTACACCCACATGTTGTCGTTAGTGACCATATAGCCGCCAATGGTTACCACAAAAGCCGGTTCCATCCCGCTAAAAGCCAGCTCATTGAAGTTGACCAGGTAGCAGTTGAGCAGCGTAATATTGCCGAACGTCGTTGCATCCGGCGTCACCACGATTTCACCCAGCGACGTGTCGGTTAAAAATCGCTGTCGGTAGCTTTCTCCCAGCCCCTGAGTTTTCAGGAGATGCACGGTCAGCGTTACCTGCTGATACGGCGCCTGGCTGCCGACGGTGCCGGTCATCGTAGGGATGATGTCGGTAGCTTGGCCGTCCGGACGCAGGCTAATGCCGTCCTTTGCCAGGTACGACGCAGAGACGTTCAGCGCCGGTGTATCAGTGACGGAAAGAGCCCCGCGTACGCGGTTAAGAAAGCCCTGCGGTACTAATGGGTTCGCCATTTTTTACGCCCCTACAAAGTTCGTTACGTTCACGTTAAACGTGATGGATTCGAAGCCGCGGCGCGGCGTCATGACGGCGCTCAGCCCGTTATATTTGCCTTCCTGGTAATCGGATGGGTTCAGGCTGTTGTAGTTACTGAACGGAACGGCGTTGATCACGGCGTTGCCGGCGTAAGTGCCTTTGTCATACTCGGTGTTGAAATCTTCCTGCGTCAGTTGCGTGTCAATGACGCGACCGAGGATCAGCCCGTAGCTGATGCCATTACGCAAGGTTTTCAGAGCACGACGCTGCAGGCGGTCAATGCCCTTCTGCTCGTAGTACAGCGGGTTAACGGTGGTGTTGGAGCCGTTGATGATTTCATTCGCCAGGTCGAGCTCAAGGTTGATCGCCGTCCACGCCACCGAATACCAGTAGTTGAACGGGTTACCATCGAGCATGCGGCCGGTGAACAGCACTTTATTGCTGAGTCCACCTTCGGCGCCGGTGCCGATGTAGTTGATGTTGCTGTCCTGAAGCGATTTCAGCAGTGCGCTGTTGCCTTCCAGCGGGTACTCAGTCAGGCCGTACATAAAGCGGTACGACATCGGCGGCACCATGTTGCTCGACCCCGGGTCGTTTGCCAGGGACGACTGGAACGGGCCGGCCATGGAAAACTCGCTCGCCGGAATATCCGGAGCCTCGACGCCGGCAAAGACAGTTTTGTTTTTCGTCGCAGTCCACGCTTCATAGGTGGCGATCGTCGAGGTGACAAAGAAGTAAACCAGGCTTCCCGGCGAGGTATAGAGACCCGTCAGAGTTTTAAATTCAGCAACCGAATCCCATTCGCGCGGGACCAGATAGGAGAAAAACTTCTGGTAGGTGTTTCCCAGGGAAACATCTTCAGCAATGAAAGTTGTCAGCGCTTCGACAGCGTCTGTCATGGACACATCGCCAAGCTCAAGCACATAAACTGCCCGCGTCTTTCCCTGAGCCCAGAACGAGGTGTTCATCTGGGAAATTTCGTTCTGAACTACCGTTTTTACCGTTCCCATTGCCGTCGCGGTGCCGGGGTCGGTCGTCAGCGGATAGGTAAAGGTGTTGGCACCTGTCACGGTAGCGGTATAGGCGCCATTGTACCCAGCCGGAGTCGCGCCGGATATGATCACCGGGACCTGTGTTCCGTTAGTCCAGCCATGAGCGGCGGACAGCGTGACAGTTACCACGCCAGTAGCCCAGGCGAGCGTTGAGATAGTTTTCGCCGGTGCGAGGATGTCGGCCAGATCGGTTTCACTGGTCAGCAGCTGATATTCACCGGCATTCAGCGTCGTGCCGCCCATAGAAATCATCGCCCCGGACTTTAACAACTGCGAGGGCTTCGGCGGATTCGTCACCGACACGTTAATATTAACAATTGCCATTTACTTATTTCTCCGGGTAAATATTCGGAATTGCAGATGTGATCAGCCGGCGCGACAGGTCACGCATCCGTTGCTGGTAGTAGTTGATTTTGAATTTGATGGTCTTACGCATGGCGATGATATTGAGCTCGTTCTGAGTGACTCGCTCATCCTGGACGACGGGAATGTTCATGATCCCCATCTCCGGGGTATCTCCGGTCGTGTAGTCCTGCACATACCGCACAAAATCTTCAATGCTGGCGTTACGCAGGCCTGTGACTGAAAGCGTTACATCTTCCGATACCAGCTGATACTGGTTTTGCTTTTCGTCCAGATAGAATGCGCCGGCGATCGGTGACGTGTTACTGCACTTCACGGTCGCATAGGGCGGCGAAAGGTTCTGTGTTGAGAGCATCGCCGGGAACATCGGCATGTACTGATTCAGGGTCAGCCAGATCGGCAACGAGCTTGACACCACTACGTCGGAAAGGTCTATGTCATCCGCAGAGTTGATGATCTGCGACCGCATGTGCGGAAAAATAGCCTCTCCAGTATAGTGGTACAGGTTCGCCGGCTCATTCAGACCGGTACGCCGGGAGAACGAGAACTGCACGCCAAAAAACTCGCCGATGTAAAGCACCTCTGACCCGATGTCGTTAAACGGGTCGATGTCCGCCTGCGCGGTGAACGTCACCACGTTGCGATCGTACAGTTGTTCATCGTCCTGAATGGTTTCGGTCGTCAGGTGCAAATAACCTTTCACATCCACCGTGTCCGGCTCATTGCTCGGATCGTCAGACAGGACCGAGGCTTTCACCCAGAACACGAAGCCATCGAGCGGAAGCACCTTTCTGATGTACTTCGTGAACGTCACCACCTGAAACCGGCTCAGATCATCCAGACCCTGCGTCAGGGTAGCGTTAAGCTCGGTTTTGGCGTTCTGTAACTCACTCAGGGAAGGCATTCAGCACCCCGCTTACCCAGGCGCGCATAGCTGCCTGATAGGTTCCTGTGTCAATGAATGAAGGGCGCGGCGGCCCCTTTTTGCCTTTAAAGCGCTTCGATATACCCTCAAGCGCGCGGCGCGTTGGAACGCCAGGGAGGCCGTTCATCTCGGTGTTATCGAGGAAGCCGACAAAGAGATCGTGAACTTTGGACATTGACTCAGCGAGCGGGTCTTTTGCCGGCGGCGCGCCAGCGAACATGTTTTCAAGCGCTGCAGCGAGGTCTTTGCTCATCAAATCAGCAATATCGTTCCCGTAGCGGTCAAAGAACGTCTGCATAATCTGATACCTTGCTTCCAGCTCTTCCGCCACGCTCCCCGTCGTGGTGTCCTCGCCCTCGTAGGGGATATCGATAACGCCCAGATGAAAGGTGATCATGACAAGCCCCACAGGCTCCCGAACTGCTGAGCGATCATCAGGTAGCGACGCCCCCATGGGTCCTGGAGCATCTGCAGGTCTGCCAGCGACAGGTCTTTGAAGAAGTCCGGAACAAGGCGCTGGGCGCTGGTAGAGTTATCCCCGGCTCCGGTAATAACCCCGGCTTTGAAGTCATTCAGACCATATTGTTTACGGAACTCAGCAAACACAGCCTCTGTCCCGTAATTGATGAGAAACGACGCCCCAAGGTTATAAACCGCGATGCTGTACATGTTCGGCATAACGCACGCGATGTCAGGGTTTACCCATTCAACGGCGCCGCCATAGGCGAGAGAAAAAGACGGCGAGTCGTCGGGAACCTGGTCGGGGGTGATGCCCATATCAGATCGAACGAATTCGATAAATCCCGACAGACTGGTGGTCATTTTTTCTTGCTCCCGGCTTTCGGCGTGACAATTTCTTCTTTGATGGTCGGTTCGTCGGAATGGTCATCGCGGACCCTGGCCTGCTCTGCACTGAATTCCATATCACCTTCGTAACCGATACCGCTCTCGCGCAGTGTTTTATCCAGCGCGGCGACGGATGCCTGCCGGCGGTTATGAGCACCGCGGGTCAGATGGCCATCGTTATCGCGAATGGTTTTCTCAATAACGCTGGCTGAAACGGGTTTGTTGATGCTGTAGCACAGGCCGACAAATGCCTGACTCTGGTCGATTTTGGTTGAGTCGACCAGGCCGTAAACCTGATGATGCTGAATAACCGCTTCGACTTCTTCGGTCGAGCCATCCAGGACCACCATCTGCGAACCGTGCTCAATGGGGATCTGGCGGAGACGCCCGGTTTCCAGTTGACGGAAAGTGAAGATGTGGCGCTGTTTGGTAGTGTTGGCGATGTACAGTTTCATTTTTTACCCTCGTAAAAAAGCCTCTGCACGGCGAACCATGCAGAGGCCTAAGCACTTCTCAATTTCGCGTTTTAGGAGCTGTATGCCATCGACAGGATGGTGATAGCTTCCGGACGGACCGCCCAGCCAGACGTAGAGCGCATTTCAGACAGCACGTCGATAGCGCCACCGGGGATTGGGGTCGGGATTTCCATCGGTGCCGGCATGTCGGTGAACATCATGGCGTTTGCCGCCAGAGACGGGCTCAATCTGGCGAATTCGTTGGTGTTCACGGTGGAGTTGACCATCGGCACTTCCACTTCCGGGATGGTGATAACCACCGCGTCAGTACCGCCGGCACCGGCTCCGATCAGCGTGTCGTCGTATACCCAGTCAACCTGGACATTCGCTCCTTTCAGAACCTCTTTCACCGTTCCACCGACGGTATCAGTACCCCCCCCCCGGACGCTGGTAAGAGGTCAGCTGAACGATCTGCTGAATCTCCATTGCGCCCAGCACGCGCTGCGGCCCAAGGATAACGACACGCTGCTGGCGCCCCAACTGCATGGTGCGAGTCAGAGCGGCCTGCACATGACCCAGCAGATAGACCGCCATCTGTCCGTGGTCGTAGGTCAGTACAGTGGTGTTGCTGTTGCTGTCCGGCGGCAGGGTTTCAGTGGTCGCGCCTGCGGTGTTCAGCAGGCCTTCGCCGCCCGCCGGGTTCATGCCGTACAGCAGCGCAGAGCGCAACTGCTGGAAAATACCCTGACGCATGCCGAGACGCTGAGCTTCTGGCAGTGCCACGTTCCAGTTACCGGCCGCCGCGGTGTCGTGGTGATCGTAGATACCACGGCAGCGGAACAGATAGGTTGGAGTGGAGATCATGCGCGCATCAAGCGCCACGCTCGGCAGCTGGTTGGCGTTGCCGGACTGACTGGATGTCACCTGGGTACGGATATCCAGGCGGCGCATATAAACATACTGGTCGCCTACGCCAAGGCGGACCTGCGGGTTACCGCTGGCGATGGCTTCGAAAGCACCGGACGCCTGCTGATAACCAATGATCAACTCCGGCGCGATAAACGACGGGTTGACGATGGTGTAGCTGGGGGTAATTGCAGCCATTTAAAGCTCCCGATTAAAGTAAGACCAGCACGCAGCTGTCGGTGTTGTTCCAGGTAAGGAAGCCCGTAGCGCTGTCATAGCTGACAGTTTTCGAGTTCCCGCTCTCGATGGAGATGACTTTCACCGGCAGAGTGATGTCTGCCTGAGCCACCGCACCGATATTGCCCTGCGTGGTCGCGGAGCCGCCCGGCGCGCTGACAGGCGCATAGGTGAAGGTTGTCGCACTCGGCACGGTCAGCACAACGACGGTTCCGTTATAGGCCGCCGGAGCTACGCCGCTGATCTTCACGTACTGGCCAGCGGTCAGTCCATGCGCGGAGGCGGTGGTGGCGGTGGCCACGCCGTTCGAGTAGGTCACTGCGGTCGTAGCAATGTCAGAACCGGCAAAAGCCGCCGCGGCTGCGGTAGTCACCTGGTTATTGACGAAGTCCCACGCCAGCGGCGTTTTCACCGATGCGCCAGCGGTACCCAGCGCGACCACCTGCGCTGAAGCTTTCAGCGGAACGCGCATGTTGGAGCCAAGGCGATAGAATGAAACGCTCATGCCGGACGCATACAGCGGAACCGGTGATTGCGGAGTGGTAAGACCGTTGTGAGCCTGGTTGAAGACGGTGAAGCCTTCGAGCTCAGCCAGTGACACAGCGCGACGAATAGTCGACCCGCGAGGGCTGGAGTTCACGCCGGGCAGCAACTCGGCAACCGGCAGGCCACCCCACAGCGGTTTAGTTTCGGTGGCGGCGACGGTGCCGGACGCCAGGTTAAAGCGGTTTGCCGGATCATCCAGAGCAACGCCCTGAATGAAGCCATCAGACTGCACACCGAAGGAACCAGCGGCATTCGTGGTCGCCATCGGGTTAAGAGATAAATTAGCCATGCTTCAGAGCTCCCGTTAAGCCTGGTTGTTAAAACTGGTGACCTGACGCTTGCCAGACTGGAACGGCGCCCAGGTGACGGCGGGATCGCCTTCAAAGGTGCTGATCTCGCGACCGGTAGCATCCTTGCGCTTAATCTCGCGCAGCATGCCCGGGCCAACTGACAGGCTGGCCGCCTTCTGCGCGTCGGCGTAGATATGCTTTTCGGCAGTGCTCAGCAGTTGAGAATCAGCGATGGCAGAGAGATCGACGGCTTTATAGTCCGGCGAATGCTCCTGCAGTTGAATCATCAGGCGGCGGCGATACGCCATCGGTTTTTCACCGGACAGCGGGATCGGGGCGCGTTTTCCAAAGCTGGAGAAGACGCTATCGGCCTTCACCTGCGCTTCAGCAACTTCGTTGCGCTCATCGTCGCTCAGTTCGGTAGGAATGCGGGAGCGAAGCTCGGCAATTTCCTGGCGGATTTGAGAGTCGGCTTTTTCTTTTGCCATTTTCTCAGCCTCTTCGGCATCTGCCTTTTCTTTGGCTTCAGCATCAGCTTTTTCCTTCGCGGCTTTTTCTTCCGCGTCGGCTTTGGCTTTCGCCTCTTCCGCTTCTTTTTCTTCTGCGTCCGCCTTTTCTTTCTTGGCGGCCTCATCGGCGTCAGCCTTGGCTTTCGCTTCCTTCTCTTCGTCGGCCTTAGCCAAACGCGCATCGATCGCCTTATTAATCAGCGCTACGATTTTTTCCTCGTCCATCTTTTCAGCCTCTTCAGGAATGGAATCAGATTTAACACCGGTAGGGGCAAGGAGCTTGTCCCACACGCCCTGTTCACAAATTGCAACGTGGTCGAGCAGCTCGGGGGATGGCTCCACCAGTAGAGGCTGACCGTCGACAATGATTGATTGAGCAACCTCTGAGAACTTTACAGTTGGAGAGGTGCTTAATTGCCTTGTTGCCATAATTTCAGCAGCTTCGGCGTCGTACACACGCGCAACGGCCCACACTTCGCCCTTATCGGCAACCCAGGCATTTGTCAGGGTGCCAATAACGCGTTTTGAGAACTCGTCGCTATCAAGTGTTCTTTTTTCGGGGTGAAGCCAGATAAGTGGTACGCCAGCTACCCGCTGGAGAAATTCAGGGGTGAGATAGTCGTCCGGGTTACGGAACGTCATCTCCTGATCTGCAGATCGCCAGGTAACCCCTGTTCCGGTCACCCGGATTGCGAACATCCACATGTTGTAAAAATATTGCGGGCTGCTGAGCGTTCCGTCAGCGATGAGCGCGGCCACGTCGGTTTCGTTGAGCGCCTGCTGCGCCAGCATTTCAGCGAATGGCTGATGAAGCGGCTTTGGCAGATCGTCAATATGGAACCATCCGGCGGCCAGCGATTCGTCGTTTATCTTCGCTTCGAACTGCTCCGGCACGTCGGCTCGGTAGGTCAGGTAGTCACCATGTACGCTGTGCGGCGTCAGCGGGCCATCGTACTGATAGCCTGTTTCCTCCAGCACCTCGCGCCGTGCGGCGTCTATGGCTAACTCTCCCGGCTCTATCTTTCCGCCCGGCTGGCACCATGTGCCATCATCCGAGCGCTGGATCAGGAAGACGAACTTCCCCTGACGGAACATTATCCCGCTGCCAAAAATAGCCACGTTTTAATGCTCCTATGCTGTTTTCATGGACTCCAGGAACTTGCGGCCCTTCTGGGTCAGCATGTCCTCGGGAATGCTGCGGAGGTTGTACAGATAGGTGACGTAGCACCGACAGAAAACCTCTTCTCCAGGCTGCGTGATTTCGTCGAGATAGCCGGCGGAACCAGCTTTGACATAGCCATTTTTCTGCGCCCAGTTTCCGCGGATGAGATAGACCAGCTTGTCACGCTCCTTGTGGTCTTCCCGGTAGTCGTACCCTGCCTGGCGCCAGTGGCTATGCCACTCGGCAGCAATCGCGTTATTGCTCGTCGCGATGATGTTGTCGATATTGGCGATCAGCTTATGACTCTGGTCAATCATCACGCGGCGCGCTTCATAGTCGACCTGCTGGGCACTCTTCTGGATATGATCGCAGTTGTAGTTAACCCCGCTTCGCGACGATGGTGACAGACCGCCACCGACATAATCCTGCACCGGTATGCTGGTTGCCCAGCCACTGAAACGCTGCACGGTTTTGTTAATCGCCGCGGTGCGATTCAGCTTTATCAGGTCAGCGCTGGCCAGGATGCGGCGATCCAGCTCGCTGCGTAACTTCGGCTCCATGTAGTTCAGCGTGAAGCGTGAAAGCCCCTTGTGGCGTTCCAGCGCTCCAGCCTTGCTCACCTGCAGGTCATAGGTCTTACGCAACCGATCCGACACCATGCTCATGTAGTCGTCATCAGTTTCGCTTTCGGCCGCCTGCCGGATAATGGCCTGCCATTGCTCCAGCTCCAGCCGCGAGGTGTAGCCATTGCGCAGAAAGAACTTCACCGCCTCGCGTACGGTGCGCGTGAAAGTCTTCATAGCATCATCCCGCCGCCTGGCTCTTCTCCCTGCGGCTGTTGAGGCCGGTTAGCCTTTAGCGAGTCGATATCGAGATCGAGCCGTTGTGGGAACAGGTTTTCGTTAGCGTTCGCGTTGGCCTGCGCCCACTCGATAAGCAGAGCGCGGTTCTCATCATCCGTGTTGACCTGGGGAAGCAGCACTTCCAGCATGCTGACGATCGCCTTAAATCGGGTTTCATCGACCTTCACTTTTTCGCTATCCGGCTCCTTCAGGGATGGTGGCCAGCGATATTCGAAGTTGTTAATCCATGAGGCGAAGTACAGGCTGTAAGTGTTTTTCAGATCCGGGAAGTCGGCACGCAGCGACTGGAAAAACTCAATACTCCAGGCGCGGTACTGGCACACACGGATGAAGAACGCGTAAAGCTGGTCCAGCCACTCGCGGATGTTGTCGATGTACACCGCCACGGCGCGGGCATCTTCAGTGCCCTCACCGAAACCCTGGGCGAACGTCTCGCTGTTGAGGATGATTGCCGGCATGTCAGCGGCGGCGGCCACGTTCTCCAGTATGTGCTTACGTGCAGAATCGAGAGGCTTTTCAAGGTTGCTCAGGTCGATTGACTCGATGTTGTCGCCGTCTCCGATCTGCAGGACTTCTCCCGTCTTTCCGCGCTTCAGCATCATGCGCTTAATGCCGCTTAGCTTCTGCATCATGTTGTTGACAACTGAGCTTGGGCCCTTAATTTTCGTCACAAGCAGACCACCTTTCACCGCCACCATGTCGTCGGTGCGCATGGTCTGGATGAAGGATTTCAGCGGGAACAGTGCGCGCTGGTATACGCTGCGACCGGTAAAGCCAAACGCCGCAGAGTTATAGGCCAGATAAATCGGGTCCTCGTTCTGTTGCACTACGCAGCGGGATTTGTGATACGGCTTGCCCGCCACTCTGATCCCTTCGACCTTCTGGAAGTCCTGCGCGTTCGGGTCCTGGTTCAGAACGATGCTCCCCGCGGTGTTCAGCGGGTCGAGAATGTTGAATGTCACGTTGTGCTTATACAGCGTGCGGTAGTCCACCGCCGAGGACGGCTCCTGGTTATCAACCAGCATTGCGATCGCCGAAACGCCGTAAATGCGCGATATCCGCGCCGCGTTAGCGATGTGGTTGTCAGCACCCAGTGCCTTCCACTCCCGCTCAAATGCATCTCGGAGACGCTGCTCGATTCCATACGCCTGCGAAATGTGAACGGTGCGCGACTCGTTCATCGCCATCTTGATCGGGCGATCCACCATTTTCCCGCCAAGCGGGTGGAAGAGGTAAATCGTTTTGCAGGTCTGATAGCCAGCCGTAGAGCCGGGCTGGATGTCGTCGCTGTCCAGCAATGCCATCAACTCTGAGTGAGAGCAGCTGCCGATTTCGAAATCATCTTCGTTCATTGGTTTTCTCGCTAGAGTGCGTCGCCGCTACCGAACGCGATGATCAGCCCGTAGGTGTAATCATCCAGCAAATCGTCGGCGCGCTTGTGCGCGTTCTTATCGGCAAGGTGGAATCGTGACACCTGCTTATGCAGATGGTTTGCTGTTTCGCCCTTGAAGACGGCTGTCTTCTCGTAGGCGTATCGGGATATTTTCGCCAGCCCGCGGTAGTGATAACCGGAGGCCATAATGGCGCGTTCGTCCTTCCCTTTGCTGGTCAGGGCGGATTCAATTTTGTTGACCGGCCATCCCAGGCTTTCACCTTTCTGCAGGAGGATGCTGCCCATGCTGGCGTCTTCGATGAAAACGCCGAGGCTGCCATTTACAGCGACGCACTGGCCGGATAGCTCATTCAGCCGGGTGAAAACAGACGGAATCCACTCTTCCAGCAGCGCGCCGTCGATCTGCACCACATCCCAGTCGAGTATGGTCAGTCGCTGAATGCCTGGCCGGGTGTCGACGGCGTAGTAAACCACCGCCGTGCCGTCGTGCTCTGTACCGCCCTTAACTGCGGTATCCATGACAGCGAAGACGGCCTGGCACATTTCAGGGTAATCGACAGGCTGATCCTGGTTTTCACCCTCGAACCATTTGCGGACGTCGAACAGCGACGCAGCGGACCAGTCGACGAACTCGGCCATGAACTCCTGCCGGAAAACGCGAGGGTCGTTGTTCTGTCGCTCTTTCTCCAGCTCCTCGGGAGGAACGAAGGGGTTTGATGACGTCGGAGCATGATGCTCATGGAAGCCAAGGTCTTTGTTGTGGCAGATGGCATAGAAGAAGTTTTCTTCGTCCACACCGTCAGGCGTTGAGAATACGTAGGCCCGGCCTTTTGTCGTCAGTAGCGTCGGCTTAATCGACTTCGGCCAGATTTCCTTCAGCATTTCAGGCGACTTGGTAAAAGCCGCCTCATCTATCAGGATAATTTCGTACTCACGACCACGACCGGCCAGTTTGTTGTCGTTGGTGACCCAGAAGTCAATCTTCCCGCCGTTCTTCAGCAGCAGGCGCTTTTCCTGCCGGCTGAAGCTCTTTTTCAGCGGCAGCAGGATTTCTTCCAGCTTGTCGTAGATCTCCTGGTACTGGCGATATTCGGCAGTGAAGATACCGACCCTCCCGCCCAGCGCGATGTCCATGCCCGGGCGCCGGAACTGTGACGTTGCGTAGGTCACCGCGGCGCTCGACAGCATGAAGGTTTTCCCCCAGCGTCGACCACAGCGAACCGCATTCAACTGGTGATCCCAGGAGTCAGACCATACCGTTAACTGCCCGTTGTGTAGCGTGGGTAGGTAAATGTCGGCCATGATTTATCTTCCCGGGATTGGCAGCGAGTTATGCACGACGATCGCGTTATCCTTGTCGCCGTCTTTCAGTACATCGATTTCGAGCTCAACCTTTTCGGTCGCGGCCTCGCGGTAAGCGGCATCAACGCGCTGCTTGATAATCGCCGCCTTGGTGTACTCCAGCGACTCAATACGCGCAGTGTTGCGATGCATAGCCTTCTGCGCCTGAGAGATAAGGTCGTGCAGATCTTTGGCCTGCTCGCTGTCTGCCGCCTCCAGCTCTGTCTGCCAGCGCCCGATATTCTCTGCCGCTGTCAGGCTCGCCGCTCGCAGCCAGAAAAGCTCATCGTCGAGCGTGAGCATCTGGGCATCTTCGGTGATAGCGTCAGAGAGCAGCATCCGGCGGCCGTAGCCACCGTGCTTTAATGCATTCTGGTTGCCATGCTGGAAAGCGTTCGTCGGCGGTGCGGTGCGCGATCCGCGTATCGGTTTCGTTTCTGGAGATTTTGAGCGGGCGCCTGTGTTGGGGTGGTTTTTTTTCACCTTCCCGTTTTTATTGGCCCCGCCTTTCTCCTTCTGCGAATTCGCAGATTTGTTCGCAGTTTTTTTTTGCGAATTCGCACCGTAAGTCGTTACTTTGATATAGCGTTTCGCAGATGAGTAATTCAGTCCCTGCGCTGCGCACCAGTCTTTCGGGGATATTCCTGTTTTGGCATGCTCGGCGAGGAACTGGTGTTGCAGTGCTCCCCAGTCCGGTTTTGCCATAGTCCTTACCTCGTTGTGACATTATCGAAGCCCCTCTGAGAAGGGCTCCTGTAATGCCCGGTCAGACCTTCATTGCATCTCCCGGATCACGACTGATTCATCAGTGAGGCAGCGTACTCAATCATCCATACTTTAGGGGCGATCCAAAGTTGCAAGGCATTCCCTATGTTGCTGGTTACCACAACTACTGAAAAAATCACGAATAGCGCACTTATAGGGACGATAGCCGGTGCGTATTTCGATTCTTCTTTGAGATACTTTTTAAGTAGCCAAACTGCAACAGCCAGAAGTAGAGCAAATGACCCAATCCGCAATCCATACTGAACCATTTTCCATGTCATCAACTGGCTAATAACGTCTGGAATCTGCACCTGACTAAAAGACACTGCAGCGTCAATGCCATCGCTTGCCTTTTGCAGGAGGTCGACAAGGATCTTGTTGGCCTGTTCGTTCATTGCGATTTCCTTTAGATGTGAGCCTGTCGTACAGGAACGCCGCCCGAGAGAGGTTGCCACCTTTAACGGTGTTCCTCAGGCTCACGACTGAAAGACTCTCGATGGTTTGCGTGTACGATACGCATTAAAAAAGCCCCGCTATTGCGAGGCTCGTTTTTTCTCTGCTTGCCTGATATCAGCCTTATCCCGGTTGCACTGCCCCAGCGCTGATAGCAGGCTGACGTTTAAATCGAGGCTCTGGCCCCACGTCAGATTGTCAGGGATTTCCGGTTGCGGGGTGTCAGCCGTCAGGCTGGCCGGTAACGGGACCACCGGCACTTTGACGTAGACCGTTCGCGAATTGTTGCAGCCGCTTAACTGCGCCAGCAGGCACAGGGCGATTAGTGCAATCATCATTCGCAACAGCAACCCGGATATCAGCCGAGGCTCCCGATGCGTCCAGTGCGATCTGCTCTTTTGCATTCTTGTTGGCCTCGACGATGGTGTTGAAGATGGTCATGGTGGTCAGAACGTTGGATGTGATCGCCTGCGCTGCGTTTACCTGCTGTTCTGCATTATCAGCGCGAGTTTTTTCCGCCTGATACGCCTCATGGAAGTGACTCAGCCCCCACCAAAGGATAAGAATCAGGCTAATTATGGCGACGCCAAAAACTGCTATTGTGCGGCTCATTTCTGCCCCCACAGACAAACTTCGCGCTCAATCTCGCGGCGAGTTACCAGGCCTTTCCACTGCTTACCCTTGGCGTAGGTCCAGCGGCGCAGCTGATCACATGCACCTTTCTGGTCGCCCTGGTTGATTTTGCGCAGCAGCGTGGAGGTCTGGAAATTGCCAGCGCCGACGTTATAGGCGAACGAGTAAAGAGCCCCGCGCATTGTCTCGGGGATCGGCTTCTGGATGTATGGGTCAATCTGGCGAGCGACGGTGTTCAGGTCTTTACTGAGAAGGGCACGGCATTCGGCCTCGGTGTACTTCTTGCCGAGCATGATGTCTTTGCCAGTGTGGCCATAGCAGACAGTCCATACGCCTACCACATCCTGATAGGGATCGTACCGCACACCTTCAAGACCATCGTTACCGGTTGGGCCGGTGATGAGCGCAGAAGCAATGGCTATGGCGCCACCACCGCCGGCGATCACGCCAATCAGTTTTTTCCTCATTGATGGCGTCATGCTCACCCCTGTGTATCACTTGCGATCCGCTTCAAGGCCTCGGTTACCACTTCGGCTGAAGCCGGGCGGTCACTTCCTGGCTTAGCGGAGACATCAGCCAGATAACTGGCCAACAGCTGCGTGCGTTTTTTCTCTTCATCCAGTCGCTCTCGCTCTTCCTTGCGCTTTGCGTAATACGTCTTGATTGTGAAGAAGGCAGAGATCAGGGCGCCAATGATGAAGACATAATCCTGCAGACTCAGGACGGAAAAGATACCAAGCAAGGCTGACCACCAGTAAGGCAGATTGTGACCATCGGTTGGGTTCATACGTTGCATCTCTCACCTCCGATAATGTTCGGGGTGCTATCTGTAGTCAGTAAAAGGTTCAGGGCCGTCGGGCTGATTTACCAACAAAGCGTCGAGGGTGATTCCCGCGACCCTGAAAATAAAAAACCCGCTCAAGGCGGGAAGAAATACCAAGGGTAAAAGCGACGGCGCGGTAGCCGTAATGGTCCCAAGGTAGAGGGATTTAGAAGGCTGCAGCATAACTATCACTGGTGATGCAGGATAGCCAGTTAGGGCTGCAGCTCGGTTTCGTGAGTGGTGGCCGGCGCTGATCTCCGGCTTTCTCTGGCATTACACGTACCCAAGACTATTCTCCAGAGATAGCGCTGTCCTCATCAAGGGGTGCCGTCTCTAACGTATCAGCCTACGCATTCACCACAACGGAAAGAGCACTGCGTCGCCAAACGGTTAGAGGCCAGTCGCCGCCAATCTCAATGCTCTTACCTGTTGTGCCCTGCAATCTGGTTCAGGGCTCTTGCGCGGCGGGTGTCGACGTGTCGTGCAGCACGTCTCTACCCAAGAGCCCTGACCGGATCGCAGGCATAAAAAAGCCCCGCATGATGGCGAGGCTCGGTGTTCTGATAGGTCAAACGCAAATACGGCAACCTACACTAAATATATTGCTCATTTGTTCATTGAAATGCAAGCACGTTATGACTATTTTTTGCAATTTTCCTCGCGCTTTCGCGATCGTTAAACGCATTTTGCAGCGGCTGGTACAGGCAGAAGAGCGCCGCGTTGATAATCTGCTTAACTTCCCGGCGGATGGTTGAAATGCTCGGGTGCTTATACTGGTTTCCGGCGCGGGTCTTCATCAGGCGAGGTTTGCTCACAGCATGCTGCCATGAAGCGATCCTTATCTCGCTTGAGTTACAGACGTAATAGGCAAAAATCACCTTCCATGCGTTCTCATCTACGTTTTTCAGGTAATGTCGGATTACGGCATCAATCAGCAACCCATCATCATCGCTGCATACAGGCCTTGATGGTGCTTGCGGTTCAACCGTGGCCATGAACTTGGCAATCATATTTATCATCGCCTTGTCTATCTTCCCTGTCTGGCACCATGCGCCCCAAAGCTGGAGCCACTGATCTATCCACTGGTGCTGTTCGTTGGTTAATTCCAGTTTCATGCTGTCTCTCCCTGGGTCTGATAGATGCGGACAAAGTTTCTCAGTATGCGGTAGTCAACCAGCACGGTGCCGCGGCTACGCAGGAGGCGGAGCTTTTGCCAGCGGTCGCGGATGCGTTCGATAACGTCACGGCTCATTTGCCAGTCCTCGCCATGGCCTTGGCCATCGCCTTATATGCCCTGAGCACATACGCGCTCTTTCCGTACAGGGTGATCTGGAAGGTAATGCCGCGAGACTCCCAGGTATTGACCGGGGAAGCGTCCAGACCTGCATCCGCAATGCGTCTGGCTATAGCCAACTGCCAAAACGGGCCAGTCAGCCAGATGCGGGAATAAGCCCCTTCTTCGCTATAGGTGATCTTCATGCAGCCTCCTGATGGCGGGCGCGGCGCTTCTCCAGCGCGCGGGCTCTGCGGGTGAATATGGATTTGATGCGCTGCAGGTAGGGAATGTCGAACCGGCGCGGCACGTTATCAGCCTCAAGGCGCTCAACGCGATCCAGGCCAATGCGTTCAATCAGGTGAATGCGGTATTCAACGGCGTTGCCGCTCAACTGCCGATTGCAGCGGGTGCATGCGGAATGGACATTGAACACGTTGAATTTCAGGTGCGACGCCGCGCCACGGGAACGGTAATGACTGGCGTCAATAGCGCTGCCGGTCAGGTAGTTGCTCTTGCCGATAAGCGGGCTTCCGCAGCTTACGCAGGGCTTACCTTCGTCACGAATTCGAATGTACCGGTTAAAGGCTGACTGAGCCTCTTTATCCCATTGAGCCTTTGTCTTGAATGACTCACGCTTAGCGCGGCGACGCTGGCGCCCCTCCTTCTCGGATTCGCGCTGGTGCTTCACCGCTCTGGCCTTCGCTGCTTCCCGGGCTTTTGCTGTCTGTTTTTTGCCGATCGCGCTGGCGCATTCAAAACTGCATACCACCTGTCCTTCCCGGGCAGGATGGAACCATTCGCGGCAGTGGGCGCATTTACGACGTGCTGGTTTACGCATGTGGCCTCCTTGCTCTCAGGCGGAGCCACTTCTTATCGACCAGGCGAGCGGTGTAGTCTTTCAGGGTCGGGATATCTGAGGGCTTAACCTCTACCTTGCGCTTGCGGCGCGTAGGCACACGGAAGATGCCGCGCTCCATTACTTTGGCGAGAAGGCTGCTCATCAGGCCTCCTGCTTTTGCTGCAGTTGCTGATATTCGCAACCATGTGGAATGGTGAGAGCCAGACCAAACTGAGCGCACCAGGCCTCTACTTTGGTCAGGAAGATGTGCATTTCGCCGGTATCAAGATCGGAGGTATGCCGGGGCTCCCACGTTGTGGTTTTCTCCCCGGTGATGAAGTCGGTGTATGTCACCTCTTCACACCCGAGATAGGTCTTTTTGAGGTTGCGCTTAACCCACTCGGGCGTTGCGTCAGTACGTCCGGAGTTGATCAGGTATTCGCTGATTTCCGCGTACCACATGTGACTCAGTGCGTTCTGGCTCAGGCTGCGTTTTTCACGCCACTCTTTGACCTGAAGGCGCAGGCATTTCCCGTCAGAGAGCTGCTCCTGAAGAATCTTGCCTATAGCGCTGAAGTTGCCGCTGTGCAGTTTGATGCCGCATTGAGGGATGTTCACGCTTCACCTCCGCAGAGGCTAAACGCTGAATGCAGAAAATCGCCGGTGGCCTTCGCCATCGGTGACAGGGATTGCTGTAAGGTTTTGTGCGCCATGTGTCCCCACTTGGCGCCGGGGTAAAGTTGTCAGTTGTCCAGACTGACCAGGTAATTATCGCCCTTCCCGGGGATAAAAGCAAAATGAGCATATACGAGAAAACCCCTCCGGAGAGGGGTTTGATTTCAACTGGAGGCTTTGCGTTCTGCGGGGGATTTAGGCACCCTTCACCTCTACGCATTGAATATTATCTACGTGTGGTGAAATATCGCTCCACGCCCTCCTGTCATCTGCAACTTTCATTGCCCTAATGGCTGCCTTGCACTGCTCCATACTCTGCATGGGCACCACCTGCATATTCGATGTATTGCTGCTGATGACGAAAATCAGGAAGAAGTACGGCATCACTTCACCTCCAGGCGCCAGACGGCCTGACCAATTCGGCTCTCGTGGGGACATTTGGATACCAGCCCATCTTTCGCCAGCTCGATGAGAGCTTTTCGCAGGTCTGCGCTTTTCCACTCCACCCCGGGGAATTTGCGCTCCATCGCGCATCGGATATTCAAGGTAGCCACGCGATAGGGATAATAGCCGTGCGCCCATTTCTCCTGCTGTGCTGCTCCCTCTAACAATACCTGCATGATTTTGCTTTTGACGTCACTCACCTTTCACCTCCTTCGCCGTTCTGCGCTTAGCTCTTGCCAGCAAACAACTCAGCACGAAAGCGCGGTGCTGTCGCATTCCCTCTGTCATGGTTTTGGCTCCTGCGGTGCGGTCGGCAGCGGCATCCAGTGAGTTGGTGTCCATGACGCGCCGGGGATCAGCCAGCCGCTACTCTGCGCATCAGGGTGTCCAGGGATATACGTTGCCCATTTGCAACACCACCGCGGCTTCTCTCCCCACCAACGCCCGACCAAAACCTCATGACGACTTGGCGGCATCCGCTCACTAACCGGAATCCATTTACCCGGCACGGTAGCATGGTCACCGCCGGGTGACTGCGGGGCGGCTGCGAGCATGGCGGCGCGGCAGGCGTTCCAGCCTTCTACGTATTCGGCCTCATCCTTAACAATCGCTGTCATTTTATCCGGCACTACCGTCACCGGCTGAGCGTGACGATAGAGCGGAGCAATGTTTCGCTCGAGGTCGGTAATGACGCTCCATATTGGGACTGACTCGACGCCTTGTTTCGCCATATCACGATAACTGTCGGCATACGCCAGCACAGGATTGCGATCCGGCTCGCTGTCCGCTACCGGCTGCACTGGCGGCATATCTGGACCTTTGCGAATGGCTTTTGCCAGCTCGATAGGGTCATCGTAAAGCCAGTCTCCGGTCTCAGGGTGATTGGCTTCTGCCAGTTGGGCGGCCCACTCCAGACCGTCTTTGTGCCCCTGTAGGTAGTCAAGCGGCAGACACTCAGACTCGCTGTCCATTGCGGCCAGCCTGAATGCAGCCAACTCCCTGACGATTAGATTACCAAAATCAATTCCCACAACAGCCTCGCCGCTACTGATTCTCTGAAGCAGCTCTCTGTTGTCGATGCTAAATTTGCTGGTCATAGCTTAATCTCCTTGCAGTTATGGCTGCCGTTAAGAGACTTCCCGCAAACAATTACCTTCTGGCCTGTAGTGACAGTAACTGTGCCGTCATCGCATTGCGTAGTCGTGGCACCGAAGCCGTTCTTGCCTGTTATGCAGTGGGGGTTGTCTGCCGCCATCGCCGTCGGAATGATGAATAGCACCATGAGTGCTGTTAATTTGCTGGTCATTTGGCTATTCCTCCACGCTTATATCTACGGCAACTTTCATCTTCCCCGCGGTTACCTCAAAGCCAGTAACATCCGCATTAAGCATGTATTCCGAGATAACAAGGGCGAGTAGTTTCAATTTGGCGTCGGTGTTGTTGCCGTTCAGTTCTTCCAGGAGCTCAATAACCGGCGCCATGTGTTCACCCATTTTCATCACTCAGCCTCCACCTTGATGCCAGCGGCGGCCAGTGCACGATGAAACTCCAGTTTCACGCCGACCAAAATCTGTTTTCTCTCTTCAATGGCTACCTCTGCGAGATAGTCTTCGAGCATTTTGAGCTTCGGCAGCTTCACGGTGCGGGACTCCAATTCGATGGCTGTAGCAAGTTGCTTCTCTGCCACCTGCTCCCACGCTTCGGCCTCTTGCTTCCACTTCTCGATTTCGCTCTCCAGCTCTGCGACTCGTTCTTCCAGGTCGATAATCTCGTGAGTGCGAGGGTCAATTTCATATTTTCGCTGCAGTTCGATGATTTTGGCCTGCGCCTTCTCCACCGCCTCTACCAGCGCATCAACGTAGCCAGCTGCACGGAGGGCAAACTCCGTGATTGATAGCTCAGCGTCAGTTTCTTTCCCGTAGCTTTCGCACTCCGATACAACGGCAAAATAGTCGGAGTCGATTTCGTTATCTGCCAGGTGGCGTAGCAGGTCGGCTGTCTGCTGCCCGTTTGCAATAAGCAATTCGTGGCTCTGCGCCAGTTCGGTGATATCAGTCATCGATGTTCTCCACTCCATAATCCGCAAAATACCCTGACGACATTTTGATGAATCTGTCCTCGGTTACCGTATAGGCCTTCCTGCCTTTCCTTTCTTTCCCTTCCGGGTCAACAAGATGGCAGGCATAGATGATCCGGCGCTGCCACTTTCCAGGCATTTCGGCGACTGAAAGAACCTCAAGAATTCTTTTCCCTTCTGCATCAGCTGTGTAAACGGCCTGGTCACCATAACCGCAATCAGCTGGCTCAAATGTCTTTCGGCAACCACCAATCCACCTTTCATCGGTGAATACATTTCCGTCACATTGCTGATAGTCAGTGCATACGAAAATGAATGGGTAAACCGTTTCGAACCGGTCACCGGCGCGAATGTCCAGCGTCTTGCTCATTTGTCGGCCCCCTCGTGCAGTTGCTCGAAAAACTCCTTACCGCAGTCGATAGCGCCAACAATTACGGCAACTTCATCGCCTACAAAATCACCCTCATCGACATGCTGCTGCAGGAGACCAATGAACTCCTCAACCCCATCAGCCTTAATCCCGGCTACGATGCGGTCGGTGGCGGGGATTTCGATATTGTTGAGAGCGTCAGTAAACCCGCCCCTTTCCATACCAAGTTCGGCTTCATAGTCGGCATCAAATGCGGCGTTTTTGCAGAACGTCTTCAGCGCCACATTCTCCGCCGCCATCTGCTTAAACGCTTTCGCCAGCTTCAGGAACTTCTGCTCTCTGATCGACAGCTCGCCTGCGCCCTCCAGGGAGGCGATGAGCTCGTTTACTGCCTGTAATGTGATAGTCATGCTGATGTTCTCCCGTAAACAGCCAGTACCCGCTTCATCGCCGGGCTTTGCCGACACTCGTTGAAAATCTGATTGGTGCTCTTCCTGCCTGAAATTTCTTCTTCAGTGGCCAACCGGTAGTAAACCGTACGCCACACCCGAGCTTCCGCTACCAGTACCCCCTGCTTTGCCAGGATATTGGCAGCCTGGTTGATGCAGGTATGCGTCATTCCGGAAGCCGCAGCCACATCTGGAGAGCTGCAGGTTTTATGCGTTTTCAGGTAGTTCAGAATTGCGTCTTTTCCTGTCATCATTGCCACCTGTTCTCAAGAAGCGCCTGTCCGTTGCGAATGAGCTTGGCCTTGTCCTTCTCGCCAATCAGAAATGGCATTGGTTCGCGCTGGAATCCCGCGCGCATGTTCTGCGCATCATCCATGCCGATCATCACCGTTTCGCACTTGCTGACGCCGGTTATCAGGTAAGAGCGGTAACGCTTTTCGAACTCGCGGGAACGGAACGGCAATTCCTCTTCGCTCATCCCAGCAAATTCAATCCACCCACCCATATCGGCAATGACCGCATGGATGATCGGATCATCAAACACAACGCTGTTGCGGCGCCCATAACTGCAGATTGCCCTGTATGCTTTCGACCAGGCCATCAGCGCTTTGCCATCTTTGTTGCCTTCGATGTGACGAAGAAGATCCGCAGGCTTAGGGAAAAACTGGCCGTTGTCGGTATCGCGGGTATGCCCCTGGAAGGAGCGCATCACATCTTCAACCGGGTAAGGCTTGAGGGCATTCCAGTAAATACCCACCATCACCTCGGATATATCCTTTCCGTAAATCTCGCCAATCGCTGCCATGGACTGGGCGAACTTTGGTTTTTCAGAATCGTTCATCAGAAAAGTTCTCCTGAATCAGTGCCGCCAGCCCAGCGCTGGAGGGTTTCAAGGTTGCGAGCCGTTGTGGCTGAGTACTGGCCCTGAGCAATTGCCATTGCGTGAGCATCGCTGGCCATATCACGAAGTTTTTCGACCTGAGCAGCGTCTCGCAGGAGCGTCTCAATGCCGTCATAGCGCTTTCTGGAAGGATTCTTTCCCATGAGCCACGGATCGCCTTTTGCGCCAGTTATGGCCCGGCACAGCTCGTCCACAGTGAAGCCTTCCGCCAGTCGCGCCTTGATGCGCTTGCGGCGTTTGTCGTCGAGTTTTGCTGACGGGTGGTCATGTTCTTTCTGCCAGTGGGTGAAAACCAGTCTTACAGGGTCGGTCTTCGGCTGCTCCTGAATAACCGGATCGGGATCTGGTTTTCCACACTCGTCCCCAGCGGGGACTATAGGGGTTAGATCTGTTTTTATATTTGTCTTTGAAAGAATGTCTTTGGTGTTCCCTGTTTCCGGGGATGCCTTTCCCTGTTTTTGGGGATGGTTATCCCTGTTTTCAGGGATGGTTGGCGCGGCTATTCTGCTATCCCTAATTTCAGGGATGGTGATAACCTGCGTTTCAACTTCAGCGACCGGAAAACTCACCGGACATTTAGGGCATTTCGGTTTGGTATAAGCCCATGCATCCAGACAGGTGTTGATCCCGATGTATCGTGTTTGCCCAATCCTGCGAACCTTGATGATGTTGCGATAAGCAAGGCTGAGAACCGCTTCAGAAACGTGCTTAACCGCCAGCATGGTTTTGTCAGCGATGAGGCTGTTAGCGATCCGGTCTTCTTTTTTCGACCAGCCATACGTCAGGCGAACAATTGCATTCAGCACGCGAAATTCGCGCCCCGAAAGCTCCACTACACACAAGGCATCCTGAATCTGGTTAGCAAGGCGCAAGTAGCCATTGTCCAGATCAGCCATGCGACTCTCCTGCTGCGCCGATTGTTGCGCAGGGAATTTGATTACTTTGGCAGTGTTTGCCATACTTACTCCCGTTACTTGGCGTAACACAGTGTCTTGAAAGCCGTAGCTGCTACCAACAGCGCGGCTTTCGCCTTTTTAGAACAGCCCCTGATGCTTAACAGGCTTTGCCCTTTTCTTTTCGAACTTGTCAGACGGTAATGTCTGCTTCTCGGCCCACAGCTTTGCGTGGCGTAAAACATCATCAAAAATCCTCCCCTTGCGACTGGCCTGCGACATGCGCTTGTACATATCGACCGCCTGGTATGCCCCCCCTGAGCCACTGCTTGCGTGAATCCCTGGCGCATCAGCTCTTCGCGGACGTTCTTCTCAATGAATTCGATGTGGTTCATCAGTCCCACCCCAGCGGCCCCGGCCGGCAACGTTCAGCTCTTAGCCCAATATCTGCCAGCGTCTCTACTGACTGCAGGTAGTGCCGAGAAACCACTACTGCTTCAGGCGGGACTACTTGCAGGCCCAATACTGAGAGCTCTTTTGCTATGTCAGCAAAATGCCCCTCCCCCTTTCTGCGACTGACTGTTGATTCACTGATCCCCAATATCTCCGCGTAAGCCTTCTGCCCGATGGATGAAAGGCGGTTGAGTAAAACCCCTTCCAGCTCAATCGGGTTGAGGATCGGCGGTTCTAAGTTGCGGGCTATTGCGCTTTGCATTTGTGATATTTCCTGTTGTTAAGCCGCGGAAGATCGCGGACGTGAAAAAACAAGGCTCTCTTTGGATACGGGTTGGTAATGACTAAACCCTTTGGTGGCCTCTTCTATTGCCTCTGCCTTCTCAGGCGATGCCCGACGGTTTCCATAGGCGATTTGATCCAGATAACCAACGGTTGTGTTTGCCAGTTTTGCCAACTGAGCCCACTCGCCTGTGCTGGCATCTTTTCGCCAGCGTAAAAGTTCATTACTCATGGGACCTCCCCGTGACTTATTTAAAATGGAGTTTAGCGTTATGCTAAATACTAATCAAGAAAGATTTAGCAATTTGCATATTTATCATTCTGCTAAAAATGACAAAAATGAGCAGATGGAAAGTAAAGAGATTAGAAAAGCGAATCTGGAGAACTTGATCGAACAGCAGCGTGTAGATGCAGGCCTGAACAAGGCTCAATTTGCAGAGCTTATCGATACAAGCCCAGCAGCGCTGAGTCAGCTGATAGGCGATAAACCTCATAGAAACATCGGCGATAAAATGGCTCGTAAAATTGAATCTGCACTCAATCTGCCTTTCGGCTGGATGGATACGTTACATGCCAAAGAGAACCACACGAACGTAACATTCAGATCAGTAAATACCCCTCAGGGGAGCTACCCAGTGATCAGCTGGGTTAGTGCCGGACAGTGGATGGAAGCAGTAGAGCCTTATCACCGAAGAGCGATTGACCGCTGGTATGAAACAACCGTCGAATGCTCTGACGATTCTTTCTGGTTAGATGTCCACGGCGATTCTATGACATCTCCTGTCGGCCTTAGCATTCCTGAAGGTGCAGCTATCCTGGTTGATCCTGAAGTAGAGCCTATTAATGGGAAATTGGTTGTGGCCAAGTTGGAAGGCGATAATGAAGCCACTTTCAAAAAGTTAGTAATTGATGCTGGAAGGCGCTTCCTGAAGCCCTTAAACCCACAGTATCCGATGATTGAAATTAACGGAAACTGTAGGATTGTAGGGGTTGTAGTCGATGCTAAGATATTGAATATTCCATGATAATACCCCTTTAACAAACCCGCTCCGGCGGGTTTTTTTATGCCTAAAAACTCCCCAATACACTTCATCCAAAAATTAAACCCTAAGTAAATCAAAAGGCTAAATACCACATAGCGATAATTTAGCATTTTGCTATTGCCAATTATTTAGCATCGCGCTAAATTTACTCCATCCAAACAACACCGGCAACGCCGGGGTGAAGTCAAAACGTCCCGTTATCCGCGATAAGGCAAAGGTGAAGAGATGATCCGCGAAGAAGACAAGCCTGCATGGCGTAATTTTTGGTTAAAGGTCGTTCCGTTTTTGGTTGCTGTTCTCGCAGTTAGCTATCCGTGCTGGGGTGGCAAATGAGCAAACAAGGCATTCGTTCACTGATTTACTGCCTGCTGATCTGCGGCGTTATCTGGTCGGCTGTTGTTATCAAAATTCTGCACGTTACGGGGGTGTTCAATGGCTAAATCAATTCCTAACAGCGGACGCGCCGTGATGATGCGCAATCGCCGAACCGGCGCCGCCTGGCTGGTCAGCTTCGACTATCGCGACGGCAGCTACTGGCATGAGCCGCAGGGCAATTTACGCCACATCCGCCGGCCATACGCTTCACGCAGCATTGAGCCGAACCTGGTTCCAGCCGGGACGCATTAACCGCGCATATCAGCGCACGAATTTAACTGAGCTATCAGGCAGCCATTACGGTGCCGGGCGTTTCACAACCAAATTTCAGGGGAAACCATGAGCGAAATAATGGATTTAGTCGTCATCGAGAAAAAGAACGCGATGGCGGTTTTCACCAATAACGACCAACTCGATCCGCTTATCGAAGCGATCGAAAAAGAGGCTCGCAGTCTGGTGCCGGACGTGACCACCAAAAAAGGCCGCGACGCCATCGCATCCATGGCTCACAAGGTCGCGCGCTCTAAAACCTACATCGACAACGCAGGTAAAGACCTGGTCGCTGAGCTGAAGGCGCTGCCAAAGCAGATTGATGAAAGCCGCCGCGTTGTCCGTGAGCGTCTCGATGCACTGAAAGATGAAGTGCGTCGCCCGTTGACCGAATGGGAGGCGGAGCAGGAACGCATTAAGGCCGAAGAAGCCATGAACGCCCTTCACGTCGAAGCACTGGCCATGAATGAAGAGTTCGATCGGCAGCTGGCAGCTCGGATTGAGTCTGACCACGAAATGGCCCTACTGATGAATGACGCTTTCGACCGCGAACAGGCCGAGAAGAAAGCAGAAGCCGAACGCCTGCGCATTGCCCGCGAAGAAGAGATTAAGCGCCTGGCAGAAGAGAAAGCGAAGCGTGAAGCAGCAGAAAAGGCACAGCGTGAAATTGACGCCGCAGCCGCCAGAGAGCGCGAAGCGATTTTGGCCAAAGAGCGAGCCGAACGTGAGCAGAGAGAAGCAGCTGAGCGTGCGGAGCGTGAAAAGCAGGCCGCTGTGGAAGCAGAACGCCGCAAAGCACAGGAAGAAGCCGATCGCATCCGCCGCGAGGCAGAGCAACGCGAACAAGCCCGCCAGGCTGAGGAGAAGCGTAAAGCAGATGAGCAGGCGCGCCGCGAAGCCGACGTTAAGCACCGCAAGGCCGTAGGCGTCGAGGTTGTTAAGGCCCTGATGGCCAATACCAGCCTTACCCGGGATCAGGCTATCGAGGTGCTCACCGCGGTTAAAGACGGCCGCATTCCTCATGCCGGTATCAGTTACTGAGGTGATTATGAACGCATACCGCGCATACGACGTGATCGAAGAGCGTAAGTGGGCCGAGCAAACGCTCACCGAAGAGAAGCAAAAGTGGATTGACGATCGGGCGAAAGAGGTCTTTGACAGCCTTCCAGAGGACCCTTACGCAGCACTACGCCAGTCTGCATCGTCCAAATCGTTTCCATATGAAGGCCTCCGTAGCGATAAGGCTGTCGAGGTATACAACGATTTGCGCACAGCAATAGCTTACGCCCAGGCGGAATACGACTGGGATCACCGCACCGGCTGCCCGTTTTAACTTTGAGGGGAATTCTATGAGCACAGCACTTTCTACAATGGCCGGGAAGCTTGCCTCCCGCCTCGGCATGGATGCCGGAACTGACCTGATGAACACTCTGAAAAATACAGCATTTAAGGGTGGGAATGTCACTGATGAGCAGTTCACGGCACTGCTGATCGTCGCCAACCAGTACGGACTAAATCCGTGGACGAAGGAGATTTATGCATTCCCGGATAAAGGCGGAATTGTTCCAGTGGTCGGCGTTGACGGCTGGGCTCGAATTATCAACGAACATCCTCAGTTTGATGGAATGGAGTTTGCCTACGACAAGGAAGAAGGCGCGTGTACCTGCAAGATATACCGGAAAGACCGCACACACCCGACCATCGTTACTGAGTACATGGGAGAGTGCAAACGCAACACTCAGCCATGGCAGTCCCACCCTACCCGTATGCTTCGTCACAAGACGCTGATCCAGTGTGCGCGTCTCGCATTTGGGTTTGCTGGCATCTTCGATCAGGACGAAGCCGAACGTGTCATTGAAGGGAGTGCGACAGAGGTTCATGTAGGGCATGAATCGGATGATCGCCGCCCGGAACTGATCGCAAAAGGCGAGTCTGCCGCACGCCTTGGAACTGTTAAGTACCAGGAATTCTGGGTGGCGTTAAGCGCAGAAGAGAAACAGGTTATCGGCGCGGTTGAGAAGCGTCGCATGTATGACATGAGCCTTGCAGTCGACAACGCAGAACCTGTCGATGCCGCAGCGCCGGAGGATAAATGATGGAACAACGCACCCCAGAATGGTTTGCCGCTCGCTGCGGAAAAGTCACAGCCAGCCGCCTTGCTGACGTCATGGCCAGAACCAAGTCTGGCTATGCAGCAAGCCGACAGAACTACATGGCCGAGCTGATTTGCCAGCGCCTCACCGGGAAGCTTGAAGAAGGTTTCTCCAACGCCGCAATGATACGCGGAACAGAACTCGAGCCGGTAGCACGCGAGATGTATGCGCTGAATGAGTTCGATGCCGAAATCACTGAGGTGGGGCTTATCGATCACCCAACTATACCAGGATTCGCAGCAAGTCCTGATGGGCTTGTTAATGGTGATGGGCTTATCGAAATTAAGTGCCCCAACACCTGGACTCATCTTGAGACCTTAAAAACTGGCGAGCCAAAACGCCAGTACCTGTTGCAGATGCACGCTCAGATGATGTGCACAGGGCGCAAATGGTGTGATTTCGTTAGTTTCGACGATCGTCTACCGCCAGACCTCGCCTATTTCAAAAAGCGCATTCACTTCGACGAAGCACTGGCAAATGAGATTCAGTCCGAAGTGAAAAAGTTCTTGGAAGAGCTGGAGAAAGAGATTTCCAGCATAAAAAACCACGACCATGCCGCATGAGAAAGGCAGACACGAAAAGAGGTGCGAAATGAACCACTACTCACTTATCTATGCCGACCCGGCCTGGTCTTACGGGAACACGATCAGCAACGGCGCCGCCGTCGACCACTACCCCACCATGAGCTTGCTCGATATGAAGCGGCTTCCGGTATGGGAGCTCGCCGCGGATAACGCCGTATTGGCGATGTGGTACACCGGCACTCACAACCAGGAGGCGATCGAGCTGGCCGAGGCTTGGGGCTTTACGGTGCGCACGATGAAGGGATTCACCTGGGTGAAGTTGAATCAGCTGGCCGAGCTGCGCATTACCAAGGCTCTGGCAGAGGGAGAGGTTGCAGATTTTTACGACTTCCTCGACCTGCTGAATGGCGAGACACGCATGAACGGTGGCAACCACACCCGCGCCAATACCGAAGACGTGCTGATCGCCACACGCGGCGTCGGGCTGGAACGCAAGCACGCCGGCATTAAGCAGGTGGTCTACAGCCCACTCGGCGCGCACAGCGAGAAACCGTGGGAAGTTCGGCACCGTCTGGAACTGCTCTACGGCGACGTGCCGCGGATTGAGTTATTCAGCCGCAGCGCAGCGCCAGGCTGGAGCCACTGGGGCAACCAGTGCGCCACCGCTTCCGTTGAGCTGATACCTGGCTGCGCCATCGACGTTGTTAAGACGGAGGCAGCATGAGCAAAGGAACCATTATCTGCCTGTGCGATTTCACTGGCGTCATGGCTGAGCCATGGGTCGAAGCAGGTTATCGTGCCGTTCTGGTGGACCCGCAGCACCTTGAGACTTCGATCGACGGTCCCATTGAGCGCATATCGGCAACCATCCTTGATGCTATGCCGCGGCTTTCTCAAATTATTCGCACCGAGAACATCGTTATGGTCATTGGTTTTCCGCCGTGCACTCACGTTGCGGTATCGGGATCCCGTTGGTTCGAGGCTAAACGAGCCAAAGACCCACATTTCCAGGCCAAGGCCGCACTGGTCGCTGAGCAATGCCGCATGATTGGAATGGTGACAGGTTGTCCGTGGGCATTCGAAAACCCGGTGAGTGTGTTCAGCAGCATCTTTGGCTCGGCCGATTACACGTTCCATCCGTACCAGTTCACTGGGCTGTGCGCTGATGACAACTACACGAAGCAGACATGCCTCTGGACGGGTAACGGCTTCAAGGCGCCGGCAGAAAATATGCACCCGATGGTTGAAGCGGCTATCGACGCCGTGAAGCTGGCCTGCGGCCGCATGGTGCCGAAGAAAAAGGCGATCGAAGCCATATCCGGAACGTCCTTTGCCGGATTGGTGACTGACTGGTATCCGGACAACCGAATTCACGAATGTCCGCCCAGCGACGAGCGCGCCAACATTCGCAGCGCAACGCCTCTTGGATTTGCAAAGGCGGTTTTCCTTTCGAATGCACCCCATCTCAACAAGAAGCGGGAGGTAGCATGACGCCAGAAGAAAAAGAAAACGCTCTCCGCGCCCAGGCTCGTCGCTGCGCAGAAGAGATAACCAAAGCGATGAGCGTAAAGCCTAAACCGAAGTGGAACGCTGTATGCCCCCCCATCCTTCGCAAGCACTACGAGAAGGTAAAGCCGATGGGTGTCAGCCTGGTGAAATTTGTCAGTGTTATTGGCCGCATGAATGGGCGGTATGGAGTGGAATCATGAAAGAACGCGGAATGATTTTCAACGCTGAGATGGTGCGGGCGCTGCTCGACGGCCGGAAGACGCAGACGCGACGCCCAGTGAAATTCCCTGTACATGATAAAAACCTTGGGTGCGAGCTGGCTGGCAATGAACTGGCCGGCGAGCTTTCGGCAGGAAACTATCTCAACAGCGCATTTGGCAAGCCAGGCGATCGCATCTGGGTGCGAGAAACATGGGCAGAGGCTGGAGCCAGCGCACCGGACCTCAAACTTTATCGTGCGAATTATCCTGAGCATGTTCCGTCGATTTATGAAAATGTGCCGCCGGCTGAAGAAATTCGCTGGACGCCATCCATCCACATGCCGCGCTGGGCCAGCCGCATTCTGCTGGAAATCACCGACGTGCGAGTTGAACGACTGAACGCTATCAGCGAAGAGGATGCGCGAGCAGAAGGCATTATTGACGGTGGCTGTCTTAATTGCGGAGAACCTGAGCCATGTGGATGCGCCAACCCAGAGCCTGACGCTACCGATGCTTTTGCCTACCTGTGGCAATCAATCTACGGGCAGGAAAACTGGAATGCTGATCCCTGGGTTTGGGTTATCGAGTTCAAGCGCGTTGAAGGCGGTGAATCATGAACAGAGCCTCTCCCGTTGATTTAAGGAAATGCCTTGAGGCGGCACATGGCCTCGCTCATATCGGCATCCGTTTTGTGCCGATCCCGGTAGCGACAGAGGAAGAGTTCCGGGCACTGTCTGCCGAGCTTTCACGAAAGCTTGAGCAGATGGCGGTTGAAGCGGAAAAAAACGAAGGCGGTGCAGCATGAGCGAACAAACCATTCTGGACATGTGCTGTGGCTCCCGCATGTTCTGGTTCGATAAACAGGATGAGCGCGCTGTATTCAGTGATATCCGTGCTGAGCAGCACGAACTTTGCGACGGACGCAGCTTGGTTATCAGCCCGGACATTATCGCCGACTTCCGCGCGCTGCCGTTCGCTGACTCCTCTTTCCCGGTGGTGGTATTCGATCCACCTCATCTTGAGCGAGTTGGCGAAAACGCCTGGATGGGTAAGAAATACGGTCGCCTGAACAAAGACACCTGGCGCGATGACCTGCGCGCTGGGTTTAAAGAGGCATTTCGCGTACTGCGGACACACGGCGTTCTTATCTTCAAATGGAACGAAACCCAGATACCGGTTAGCCAGATTCTGGCGCTCACTGACGAGAAGCCGGCTATCTGGCAACGCACCGGGAAGGCGGACAAAACGCACTGGGTAATTTTCGTGAAGGGGACTACAGCATGAGCGCAGAACTCATCGATCAGGCCAACGAGCTGGCAGAGCGCCGGCTGGAAATGACCATCCAGTACATGCGCATTAACCATGCGGCAGTTTCGGCTACTCACTGCTGCGACTGCGGAGAAGAGATACCAGAACAGCGCCGGGAAGCGGTGGCGGGCTGTCAGCGCTGCGCTGACTGTCAGGAAGAGTTTGAAGAACATGGTAAGCACCTGAGGTGATTTATGTGGGTAATGATGAAACTTAGACGCACCGGGCAAGAGATGTACTTCCAGTATTACGACAGCAAGGAAGCGGCTGAAATAGCGATGAATGTTATGAACTCCGTCGCCAGCAGCTGGGAATTCTATATCAATAAATAGTGCTCCAGAGGTGATGCATGCAGACAATAATCCAGATCGAGCCAAACGAATGGGTTTCAGAGGACTTGCTGATGGCGGTAACAGGGATGAAGCGCGGCACCATTACACGGGCCCGAAAATCATCATGGCTGCTTGGGCGAGAATATAAGCACGTTTCCCCTGAAGGCGAGCCAAAACCAACTAGCGAGTGCATGTACAACCGCAAAGCGGTAGACGCATGGATTCAGGCTCAAAAGCAACCATTGGGTGATCGGGCGGTATGAAACAGGTAAACTTGCAACGCTCCTGGACGTCGGGAGGGATAAATGAGTAAAGAATCATACCCAACGGGCGTTGAGAACCACGGAAAGTCACTCCGTATATGGTTCATTTTTAAAGGTAAGCGTGTCAGGGAAAACCTCGGTGTCCCTGACACCGCTAAAAACAGGAAGGTGGCCGGGGAGCTGAGAACGTCAGTTTGTTTCGCTATCCGCATGGGGACCTTTGACTATGCGGCCCAATTCCCCAACTCGCCAAATCTGAAAACTTTCGGCATCGGCAAGAAAGATATCTTCGTGAAAGATCTGTCTGAAAAATGGCTTGAGCTTAAACGGATGGAGATCTGCGCTAATGCCATAAACAGGTATGAATCGGTAGTGAGAAGCATGCTACCGAGGGTTGGCGCGAAGAAGCTGGTTTCGTCTGTGACAAGAGAAGAACTTCTCTATATCAGGAAGGATATGCTGGCGGGTGATAAAGGTTTGAGTGTGGTGACGGTAAACTACTACATGACCACGATCGCGGGTATGTTTCAGTTCGCTGTTGATAATGGCTATGTGAGTGAAAACCCGTTTAACGGCATCAAGCCGCTAAAGAGGGCCAGGATAGAACCAGATCCGCTCACACGTGATGAATTCGTTCGCTTCATAGATGCCTGCAAGCATCAGCAAACGAAAAACCTGTGGTCAATTGCGGTATACACAGGATTACGTCACGGTGAGCTGGTCTCCCTCGCATGGGAAGACATAGATCTGAAAGCTGGAACGATGACCATACGCCGGAATTATACGAAACTCGGTGATTTCACTCTACCAAAAACCGAAGCCGGTACCGACAGGGTCGTTCACCTGATCAAGCCAGCCATTGACGCTTTGAGGAACCAGGCGGAAATGACCAGGTTAGGCAGGCAGTATCAGGTTGAGGTACAACTGCGGGAGTATGGCCGAACGGTCATTCACTACTGTACATTTGTGTTCAATCCTCAGTTGGTTAAAAAAAGTGGCAGCGTAGGTTACCTGTACAAAGCCGATTCAGTTGGTGACTCATGGGATGCGGCGCTTAAACGGTCAGGTTTAAGGCACCGCAAGGCGTATCAGTCGAGACACACTTACGCCTGCTGGTCGCTGTCTGCCGGGGCCAATCCGAGTTTCATTGCCAGCCAAATGGGACACTCCAGCGCCCAGATGGTTTTCAATGTTTACGGCGCCTGGATGGCCGACAGCAGCAGCGATCAGATTGCTATGTTGAACCAGAAATTATCGGACTTTGCCCCATCCATGCCCCATGGCATGGCGATAGGAATATGA